GCTGACAGAAACGGAACATCATCCTTTGATTTAATTGTAGCAAGTACCTGATTCGTTCCCCCGTCCTGCCTTCCTATCTTCTCATACATAAATACAATCAGAACTCCTGCAACCGGCAAAAGCATAAAAATCCAATTATGTGTATCCCTGTATTCCGTTGCTGCCTTGATGGATTCTGTGACCATCTGCCGCATCATCTTCTTGACGGTATCTTTCGCCGATTCTGCCCGGTCTTCACCGGAAGCCCATGCTTCGGCTTGTGCGTTAGCGAAGTTGTCAATGGCGGATTTCAAGTCTTCCCCGCAGATGGCATCTTTGGCCTTCTCCTTGTTGTCCGCTATGGCTTCGTTTATCTCGTCAATTTGGCTTTGCCATTCTTTTATCCTATCCTTATCGGTATTCTTTTTATCCTGTTCTTCACGGATTTGTTGTTGGATTAAAACTTTCTGTTGTTCCAACAGTTTGTTCTGCTGATCGATCAATCGGGAAGCATCATTCGAATAAGCCTTCTGAATGGATTTATCCAATTTTTCGTATGATTTATCCAATGTGTCGATCTGATCCTGCAACCGCTGAATACGTTTTTCGTTCTTCTTGTCATGGATTTTGGCGATGGCACCGGCCAAAGATGTAACAACGCCAATGGCAGCACCGGCAGACGCACCGATCGGACCGAACATGGAACCGGCTTTCGCACCGTTCATTGCAGAACTTACAGTGTCCATAGCCACACTGAAACCTTCAGCTATCCCACCGAATACACCACCAAACGAATCTCCGAGCTTCGAAAACGTGTCAGAGAGGAACTGCCCGGTCTGCATAATTTCACTCATGCCCTCTTCTATTTCAGCCAAACCTTCTTTTAACTTCCTGGCATCACTTTCAGAGGTAAAGACTTTTTTTAGGCCATTTGAAACTTTATTAAAAGAGGTTTCCATTTGGTCGGCTTCACGGCGGACATTGGCTATTTCATCCTTGATGGCCTTCAACTGATCCGGTGATTTGCGAAGCACATCAAACTGTTCTTTGGTAATACCGAATGAATTATCAGATGAATATTCCCCTCTTTCAAGAAAAGACAAGAATTTTTCCGCTTCATCCGCAATGGCACGAATAGAGGTGATATTCTTTTTACTCATATCATCAAACAGCCGGGTGATAATGGAGGTACTCTTTTGGGCTTCATTATCCACGTCCGCCAGATCTTTCTTCATACCTTCTGCAAGGGAAAGCCGTTCACCTTCCGTTGTGGCCTTTGCTATCTTCTCATTATAAAGCTCCGTGATAGCCTGACGCTTTTCCAAATATGAACCATATTCTTTCAAGTATTCGTTCATGGCGCGTTTCTCTTCCTCCAGTTGTTCCTTATTCACATTGGAGGTCGATTGCTCTCGTTTAACGTATGAATTGACCAAAGCGGTATGAATCTCGACCGTCTGTTCTTTGCTCAGTTTGCCGCCTTGCGCGTCTTTCCACTCTTTCTCTTTGGCGAGTATGGCTGCAATCTCATTGTCATAATCGAGGTTTATCTGGGCGATCTTCTTGTCGGAACCTTCTTTCATCAGGTCTATTTCGGATTGCTGGTTTTGACGACGGAGGGATAAAAGTTCGTTATGAATCGTTTTTTGCTGTTTGAGTTGCTTATCCGCCTCTTTCTTTTCTTGTTTTTCGCGCTTGGTCGAATCAGAATATTTGTCTATTTGCGTTTGCGCCTCTTGTATCTGTTTTGTATACTTGCTCCAATCTTCAGAGTTCTTTTTTGATACATCCAAGGCATTACGAGCAGCTTCTGCATCCTGTTTCTGCTTCTCCCAATAGGATTTATTCTGTACAACAGAGATACTATTCCTCGTTAATGAATTGATCTTTCCTGTTGTCTCATCTATCTGCTTATTCAAAGCATCAAGCCTGATACTACTAATGATATCAGGAACACCCACCCACACAGAAGCTATATCCTCTGATTCCGTCAAAGTTTTATCAAGTTCATCCCTTTCCTCGATAAGTTTTCTTTTCACATCCTCATAATGCTTAACCTTCTCTTCAACAGGAGTGTTAGCCTCCCATTGGGCTTCTTTTATTTTATCTATTTCTTCCTTATGGAGTTTTGCAAGATTATTAGCAGTATCAAGTTGCTTATTAAGTCGTTCTACATCATGAATCCATGAATTACCAGATTTATTGTACGGAGAAGATTCTGTCTCTTGTATTTTCTTTTTAAGGTCCTCTATTCTTTTCAGATCAGCCTCATAAGCCTTAACCGCATTGTCTATTTCTCTCTTCTCATTGACAGATGATAACATCTTATTTTGCTGATCCTGAGGCAAATTCTTAAACTCTTCGAGACTCACATTTCCAAGTTCGGGAAACAGTTTTATCAGCTCTTTGTATGCCTTAACCTGCGAATAAACAGATTCAGTCTCACTATTTATTTTTGAAATCAGACTGTCTGTTTTAGAGGTAAGTTCCTGTTTCCTGTGCGCGGCTTCTTCTTGTTCTTTATTAAGTTGCTTTTGGGCTTTCTCGACAGCGGTTGTACTATCATGAAGAACCCACATAGTAGCGGTAAAACTGGCTACGATGGTGGCAAGTAAAACATAAGGATTAGCTTTCATTGCCGCATTTAAAGCCAATTGAGCGACAGTCTGCGCTTTTGTCATAATTGTTTGGATTCCTTTTGCGGCCGCATCTACCCTTGCGGCAACAGCCCAACTACGAGTTAATGTAATACTGGCTATCAAAGCAGTCCGATAAACTCCATAAGTAGCAGCCAACCCAGCCAATACCTTACCTATCGTTTCATAGTTTTCTATCAACGAAGTGGTTGTTTGGATACCCTTAATTATGACACCCTCCGATTTCTGCCCCAATTCATTGAATACTGAATCCATCGCATCTTGCATCATGGATAGCTGACCGTTGATAGTTTTTGAAGCGTTCTCGGACATATTATAAAATTTACCACTTGCCGAAGTAGCATCTATAAACGCCTGTTGTACCATTTCTGCGGAAATAGCCCCCTTAGACATCTCATCTTTGAGCGCAGCAATAGATTTTCCGGTCTTATCTGCCATGATTTGCAACGGATTGAATCCGGCATTAATCATCTGATTAAGATCTTGCCCCATCAACTTTCCTGCTGCCGACATTTGAGAGAAAGCCAACGTAAGCGAGTTAAACCTTTGGGTATCTCCCATAGAGACATCGCCAATAGCCTGTAAATAACGTGGTACTTTCTCGACCTCGATATTAAAGCCTAACATCATCTGCGTAGCTTGGGTTACATCAGAAAACTCAAGAGGAGAAATCTTTGCATATTCACGGACTTGTGACATAAGTTCATCCGCCTTTTCTTTGCTTCCAAGCAAAGTTTGAATAGCGGTGTCTACTGCTTGAAACTCGCCACGAACACGAACCATGTTTGACAGAAACTCCTTAATGGAGTATCCTCCCAATAATTTTTTGCCGACATTAGACATCGCTTGTTCTATCTGCTTTGTCACACCGACATTCTCTATACCCTCCTGTCGATATAAAGTATACTCGTCACGTAGTTTTTTTACCGATAGTCGTGCATTAGCCTGTTCTTGCGTTAATCCAAATAAAGCAGCTTTCTCTCCATCCAAGGCCTTGCGTGCAGCGTTGTATTCTTCCAATTTCTCATTAGCGGACAATGGATTTCTTTTCAATGCAATACGATAGGCCTCTCCAAGTCGTTTTACATCAGTCTCTACATCTTTAATAACAGCTTTTTGAGTGATAATTTTTTCTGATAATCCGTTTACAACTTGCGAAGCATCGAATATTTTCTTTTTAAAACCTTGGTTTATTTCATTGCCTGCACGTACTGCGGAAGTGACAAGAGAATCCAATTCTTTCGTATTTTTAGCAAGTTGAACTTCCATTGCCCGGAAAGTAGCCGGAGAAGTATTACTATCCATCCCGGCAATAGTAGATTTTAACTTATCTATCTCTTCCCGTAACTTAATGACTTTTTGATAGTCAGCTTCTATGTGAAACGCTAATTTAGGCATACATCAATGTTTTGGATAAAAGTACATCAGACCAATAAAGTAGTAGAATTTTATGGGAATAGATACATGACAATGAAAAGATTGTCGTGAATATAGAATCATGCTCCTCTTTTTTGTCTCATAAGATCCTTTCCCGACATCTTTTTTACTTCAGTTTTCTCTTTGTCCTCATAGACAGCCCTCGGTTTATCAGCACTCATCAAGAGCAAAAGAAGATAAGGAAGATCCTCATACACCTCCCTGTAAGAAAGGTTCAAATTTTCCATGAATAAGGTAATACTTCCTACGATGGTATTGCCTCCTACTACTTGGGTTTTACTATCAGATTTGCCAGCTCCATCGCTAACTGGCAGACTACGAAAAAATCACGTCCGGTTATTAACTCAAAAGCGACAAAATACGCTTGCAATAATTCTTCTTTAGAACCTGAAAGCATCTGCCGTTCGAGGCTTTCAGCTCTTTTTTGATAATTCGGGACATCACCAACCACCAAGAATGAAAGTCCCTTGACGATATTCTCCAAATTGACAGGAGCAACCTTCATTAATTCCCGCACAGTGCCATTTTCCGGTAAATCGACCTTACTTAAATATTGGGTAGCCCTCATTATCACTTTGATAGAAGGAGCTTTGATTACATATACTGTTCCCCCTACAACAATAGCTTTTCCATAAGTACCGGAAAGTAACTCTGATATGTTTTTTGAAACCTCACTCATAGTTTAAATATTAGAGGGTGATTGCTCACCCTCGTCATTAACTTATCCACCCAAAGTTGTATCCTCCCCGTCTTCCCAGCGCTCAATAGGAACGCCGGCTTTGGTTGGTTTCAACGCCGTAAAAACAAGGGCTAAGCCAATTGCTTTTTCATTCGCTTTACCAGAAGCAGAAACACCAGCACGAGGAAAAATAATTTTCACACCATCTTCAGTTGTGGCACGGACGGTAAACTCTTTACTCTCTACATGGTCGGCACGCTCCCATGTGCCCGGCTTACTCTCTGACCCCGCTGTAAACTTACCACCTTGGAATTTAGCCTTAGTCTCAAGATCATACATACCAATAGAAGCATTGATCTTAACCGCACCCGGCTTTTTAGAGGAATAATAGGTATTTCCAGCTACATCTTTGTAATCCTTAACCTCCGGATCTTCATCCTCATAAGTGAAGGTGTCCTCATGAACTACCGGGACTTCTTCAAAAACAGAACCTTCGGTAC